GAACCAGCCTCAACTGTAAAATCAAACTCACCAGAAATATAATCTTTATCAAATGTTAACCATACAGGTGCAGATTCAGTTCCTACTATTCTTACAGTCTGCTCTCCAGTTAAGAATTGTTGAGCTAGCATTATAAGATTAGCAGCACATGCAGCTATTGAATTTTCAATTGACACAAGCTTTTCAGCCACTCTAGCATTACCAGCTTCAGCAATGATTGATGCTTCGCGGGCGGTACGAGTTGTCTCTGGGATTGCACCACGCTGGTACTCTGAGACGCCTGACACACGGTCAATATCATTTGTAATTAATGATGACTGATTATAATAATCTTGCGGGTTAATGTAGGCTGGCATTGCTACTACTACGTTTTGTAGATTCTCATTACCTTTAACTGGAACCAATACGTTGTCATCATCTGATGCCAAAGCCTGACGTCCAGCATCATCGAATGCTGATTCGCTAAACAAGTACTTGCGGGAGAAGCGCTTTCTATGGTTCATCATCTGGGTACGAGTTTCATTTAATTCGTACTGCAATGGCTCAATTGCTTCTAATTCACCCATTGGATAAAAGAATCCAGGGATTTCATAGTTACGCAACATGATGTAAGGGTGACCAAACACATATGGCATCTTGGTTGGTTTAACCAGGAACTTATCACCAGTGTCTGAGAAGATGCACATTTCACCAGTATCAATATTATAATATTCAAAGATGTTGCATTGTGCTTCATCTGCATCAACTGTTGTGTCATAGTTTCCAGTTGCTATATAATCACCATAAGCATTTGAAATTGCTGGTCCTACATCTTTTCTTGCGGCATAATCATAACGGTCATCATTCTTAACATCTTTTAATGTACGACGACTTCTTTGCGCAATCCAACGCAAGTCATTCATATCTGTTGCATATGGGTCAACAAACATATTAAATGGGTCAACGCGCTCTAAGAATGGACGGTCTTCTCTAATAACAAATGTTGATTCAACATCACCTGTAACTCCAGGACCATCTGCAGCTTCATCAGCGGTATCTTGAATATCATCAAGCTTTTTTTCTTCAACAAAACGATAACCAGTTTTAACCCAACCATGACCAAGAATTAGATAATCTTTAACTGCTCTTTGGAACTCTGGCTGACAACCATAATGCTGCCACCAATAGTTAATAATTGATTCAGTTACTACAGCTTTATCACCATCTTCTGGTTTGCGCGGGTTAACCATAATCTTTGGACGACCAATAGAAACAGCAGGTGCTAAAGTATTAATAGTTGAGAACGCAATATTAACAAGCAATCTATCACCAGTTGCTACGCCACGATATTGCCTACCGCGATATAAGTTAATTAATCTTTGCCAAAGTTGACCATAATTTTCTTGCTGTAATTTCTTTTGAGCAAGATTAACTTTACCTCTATACTGACTTAACTTATCTGAGTTACTTTGACGTGCCATATTAGCAATCCCACTTCTTTAATGCCAACGCTTTACGTGTTGGTCTTCCCTTAGAATCTTTCATTGGTCCTGGATTTCCTTCCATCCTAGCGCAAAATGACTTTCTTCTTGCTGCGGCTTTTGGTGACTTTGCTGCCTGCTTAGCAGATACTGGTGGCTTTAGATTCATACCTTCTGCTTTTGCTGATGCGCGGCCTTTAGCATTAAGTCCACCTGTAGGGCTTTTGCCTTCTTTCCTTTGCCAAGCTGGAGTTTTAGCCATTACTTCTTTTTCCTTGCTACCTTCATATTATCAATTAAATTAGGATAAGGTCTACCTGCAGCTTTTGCAGAAGCTTTAGCTGAAGCTTTTTGTGCAGCTGTAAGTTTCTTTGGCGCGCCTAAAGATTTAGGACGTGCCTTTTCCCATACTGGTTTTTTAGAAGCCATTACTTTTTTAACCCTTCTCCGATTGCAGCTAGTCTGCAGTAACCATTTGGCTCAGCCTTTTCTACAATGATATGGCAGCCTTTCATTTTAGGGCACCAAAAAGCACAGTTAGAGCATTTAACTCCCATAGATTTCATTTCATTTTGTGCAGCTGGAACATAACCAACCCAAATACCATTACCATCATTGTCAGCTAATTTGCCATATTCTTCAACTATATCAAAGAAAGATTCAACGTAATCAGCTTCTGCAGGAGCAAGTTTAATAATAGGATTAGTTACACCTTCTGGCAAACCTTCCATCTCTTTTTCTTTTTCTTCTTCAGGCTTGCCAATCATAATAGCAATCTTGAATGCTTCACCCATTGGTGTATTTGAATATTTCATTACGCCTCTAGTTCTCTTCGTTTGATTTCTTCAACTTCTGCTTCAGTATATACAAAATTGTTTTGTTCACATACATGTTCTCTTGAAGAGACAAATGCATTACAGTCAACGCACCTATACAAAGGTCCATTGGCTGTATACAAAACAAATTGACGCATTATTTAGCGCTTGCGTATAATCCAACTGATACGTTGAATTCACCTATTGCAGGAACGTTTGATGTACTAGCAAAATAAACACCAAACTCCGATAGACCAGCAATGCTGCCTCTAAAGTTGTGTGCATAATATGATGGTGTTGAACCAGTTACGCTGTCCACTACTGTTACCAACGAGTTGTCTTCTGCATCATTAAGTGACCATAGTCCTGGTGAAGTTTGGTCATTATTTGCGCCACCGTAGAATGAAATACTTCCAATCCAACCTGTTGGTGCTTCTACAGTTACAACTATTGTGTCATAACCAGCAACATTAATTGGATTCCATATATCACCAGAAGGTGTTGCAATAGTATTATTGTATGAAAATTGTAATTGCTTAAACATTATTTACCTTTTACTTTCTTAAGATTTGGATTCTTTCTTTTTGCGGCAGGTGATGCCTTGCGTGAAGCATTTGCAAGTATTGCCCCTGCAGACTCCATGCTATAGTTGCCCTTCTTAGCGATTTGTTTCTGAGCTGCTTTAAAGCCCATACCTTTTTTAGCTTTCATTTCTTTTTAGCTGACTTACCAGAACCCATTTTTTTACCATAAGGTCTTCCTACTGCTGGGCCCTGTGCGGCATTAAATGCTTCTGTCATTGTTGGCTTCTTTGCAGACTTTTTAGCTTTCATTTTTTTTTGCTCTCTTTCACTAGGTCTTTTAGTTTTTTCTTTGCTGTTGTTAATCTTTTTTCTGCTTTTGTTAATTCTTTTTTAGCGGCTTTAACAACTGGTACTTCTATTTTCTTATATTTAGTAGGTTTGCTAACCTTCATCTTCTTTGGAGCTTGTATTTTAGCTTTCATCAATTTTCTTTCTTCTTGTCTTTGCCATATGCCAGGAAATATGATTATCTAATTTGTCATCAACTTTATCTATTTGAGTAACAACACTTTCCAACAAACCTCTTACTACGGCATGGTCTGCTGAGTTTTCTTTTCTTAAATTTTGTATTATAATAACTAATGGTCCACCAATAAGAGCAACGACAATAGGGACTAACCATTCCATTAAATTAGTTCTTTTCTTGCTGGAATCTTTTCAATTTCGCCGGCTTTAAATCTTGGGGAATCTTCCATAGCTCTTTGCTGTTCTCTTTCAGTTGGTCCATGAAATACTTCTTGCCCATGAGTAAACCCCAATCGCACACCCTTAACATGACATTTGAAGCAAAGCTGCCTCTTTATGTCATTTTCTGAGTCAATCGGTCTTTCGCAAGTTGAACACTTCATACAATCTCCTATTATACTGTATTTTTCTTTACATGTCTAATAACTATTAAACTCGCCAATCCAATCACGCTCACGAGTCTTAATTGGCTTAGGAACTCTACTAGCAAAATAGTTTAGTGTTCCCCATGGAGCATCAGTCTTAGGACTATACTCTGGAAGCCAAACGTACTTAAGCATCTGGTTAGCAATAGCCAAGGACATTACACGGTCGTCGTGTGGGGAACCATGAGTAGAACCATTGTCATCTCGAACAAAGGTTTTAAGTTCAGCAATCGTATATTCACACTTAAGGTCTAAAGCACCATCTCTTAGATTAGCATTTAATTCGTCTATAGCTAAAGGCTTTGACAAGGTTGTTGTGCGCCAACCCAGCTTTTCAGTAGGTTCAGCGTTTCTAATGTTTAATTGACGTTGTCTATAAATATTAATATAATTAGCTTTATTTAAAGATGTTAAAGTTGTTAAACCGTGGTTATTAGATTCAACACCTATTAAAGCTTCATTATAAAAGAAGCCTAAAGAAAATAGGACTTCTTCGCCAAACTTGTCTGGGTCTACGTGTCCATGCCAATGGGCTACTACAAGACCAGACTTGGCATCAATAACATGAGCAGCAGAATAGTCACCCCTAGCCAATCCTTCGGCCACGTCAGCTCCAATAACATATCTAGCTCCGGCTTGTGGTAAGGCCCATACGGAGAGCGGTCCACCGGAGGACTCAAACATAAAAGAGTTTCGAACATCAGAGAGTTTTTTATTAAAACCTTTCTTAGGAACTTCAGTTTGGAATTTCATTAAAGCATCAATGTCAAATACTGGGCGGCCAGAACGAATGAAAGCTTCCTCAGGATTTGATGGGTACTCTTGGTGTAATTGCCATATTGGTAGTTCTGCGGCTTGAGCATCATACCAAGCTTGGTCACGTCCTGATGCCGACCATGGAAAGAAGATTCCACGGAAACGGTTGGTGCCAGTCTGTGACCCATGCCACAAGTTAAAGAATATATTTCCCTCACCCTTGGCAGTAGACAGACAGATTACACGACCACCTACGTCTGCAATTGGCTCTATTGATGCCCAGGCTTCCTCAGGATTAGGCAAGAACGCCATCTCGTCGATTATAGCCAAGTATACCGATTCACCTCTAGCAGGCTCGTTAGCTGATGGCATTGATTCAATTACAGAATCATTACTAAACGACATCTTAAGAACGTTGTTCTGTAGCATCTCTGGACCAGACAATCTCATCCAGTCAGGTATAAATTTATAAATATACTTAGCCTTTTGTAAAAGCTTTGTAGCTTCACGTTCAGTCTTTGAAAGCATGACCACAAATCTATCTGGCCAGAAGAAGGTAATCCAGAAGGCATACGCTGCAGCCAGTGTGGAGAATCCAATCTGACGTGCTTTAAGTACTATAGTATATCTTTCACCTAACCATGTTTTAACAGTTTCTTTTTGCGCGTCCCTCAAAGTAAAGGCAATACGTCCCTGATTAGGATGTTTAATATAAGCATAGTTTTCACAGAAGAAAGCAAATGCTTCTGCTAGTTCTGCTGGTGTTGCGTTCTCTGGACCACGGCACTTACGGAAGTTATATTCATTTAAGAGTTCATCTAAGTTCACGCCAAAACTCCAATCCTGAATAACGTCTTAGTGTCTCTGGCAAGAACACGTCTTCTGGTCTACGAGATTTCTTTTCTAATTTTGGTCTTATTTTGTGTAGATTCTTAATGCCTGTAAGACTGTTTTCAGAGATGCCTGAGCTGTCTTCAATATTTTCAAATTCATGATTGTATTTCTTAATTTCCAAGAAGTCATATATTTTATTAATCTCTTTCTCTGGGTTGTTTATAAAATTATCATATTCAACAAAATGAAACAAGTGTCTATATTCTGGATTCATTGCATGCTTCATGTTATTTAAACATCCCATTATATCATTACCAAACTTCATTAGCCAATCTGCTCTTCTATCAGCCATTGGTTTGTCTGGAAATGTTTCTAATAAAACTTCTTTATCCATTAAAGCATTCTGCTGTGATTCAGGATGAGCATTAATGATTGTGTCAAATGAAACTAATATATCAAGTATATCTCTTACTGGACATATTATTTTAATATTTTGATTTACATAACGATAAGCTACTTCTACACCATTGGCTGATGTCCAATTAAGGTTCTTGTCAATAATGTAGTTAGCTTGTTTATCATAATAAAAGTTTTGTGGTATTGCGGCAATTGCATTAGATATTGCGTTGCCTCTGTCATAATCTTTATGTTCAAATGAATCAAATGTTTGTGTAGCATTAATCATCATTTGTAACATTGGACTTGCCGGCGAAACCCACAAGTCTGGATTCTGATTTAAAACAGAACTTAATATCGTTGCACCTGAGCGTTGAAGCCCAGCTAAAAAAAATATTTCCTTCATTTATTTTCCTTCGTTATTTAATTATGCGTTTGTTGCCATTACATACCAGCTAGTACCATCATACACTATTGTAGCGAAAGTTCCTGCAACACCTTTACAAATCTCATCTTGTAATGCTCCACCAGTATGGGCATAAACGTTGCTTGATGCTGAATCAATTTGATGGTTGCCCCAGTTGTTAAATGTAATTGCGCGACCAATGTATTCTGAGCCTGATGGTAAAGTGACTACAATTGCTGAGCCTGATTTATTATTAATAATCCAGTTTTCAGTATCAGCTACAGTGAAGTCTGCTGTCTTTGTTACTGGTGCAGTAGTTGCATTGTATTCGCTTACTTTAGAATAACCAGTGATTGATGCGCGGTTTGTGTCAATATCAAAACCAACACCAGGGATTCTAAAGTTTGTAACTGAAGCGTTACCTAATGTTATTTGATTAGATACAGATGCAGATGTTGCTGCTGCGTTATAACCAAGGATAATATTATTAGAACCAGTTGTTAAGTTATTAGTTCCGCTGTTTCCAGAGTTATAACCAATTGCTACGTTATTAGAACCACTAGAGATATTATATCCAGCGTTATAACCAAGTGATGTGTTTCCAGCACCAGCTTGATTATCCCATGATGAGTA